AGATGGTCGGAAATGGTGGAAAACTTCCTTAAGTCAAAACGGCTGCCAGAAACGCTGAAAGTTTGGGTTAATACCTCACTTGGCGAAACATGGAAGGAAGCAACCGAAGGCATAGACCCATCAGGATTGTTAAAACGCAAGGAAAACTGGGGCAGAATTGCGCCAGAAAATGTGTTGGTGATAACTGCTGGGGTGGATGTTCAAGATGATAGGCTTGAAGTTGAAATTGTTGGCTGGGGCGTGAATCAAGAAAGCTGGTCTTTGCAATATCATGTTTTACATGGTGATCCAGCGCAGGCAAAATTATGGGACGATTTGGACAAGGTGCTACTTCAAACCATAAAAACAATTGATGGCAGAATTCTATCGGTTGGTTGTGCATGCGTTGATACTGGTGGGCACTTTACTCAGAAAGTTTACGAGTATTGCAAAGCGCGGGAACATAACCGCATTTTTGCAATTAAAGGTGCAAGCCAGCTAGGAAAACCGCTTATCAGCAGATTCAGCAAGGCAAATAAATTGCGGGTGAAACTGTTTACCATCGGCACTGATACTGCCAAGCAGATGATATATTCAAGGCTGAAAATACACCAGCCCGGTGCGGGTTATTGTCATTTTCCTGCGGATTATCCAGAGGAATATTTCCAGCAATTAACATCTGAGCGCATACAAACCAAATTTATTAACGGACACCCAGTTAGAATTTGGGTGATGCCAAAGGGCAAACGCAACGAAGCATTAGACTGTAGAGTTTATGGCTTGGCTGCGCTGCATATTCTTAACCCAAACCTAGACGCACTTGCCCAAGATTCAGAACGCCAGCGCATGAGCAACAAAAAAACTCAGAAGCAGGAATCTGAAAATTGGATTGGCGTTGATGATTGGAATTTTAGCTAGAGGTTTTTATGACAATAACAGTTTCACAAGCGCAGGCTGCGCTGGATAGGTGGATTGCGGCTGATGCGGCAGTTGCCAAAGGGCAAAGCTACAGCATGAACGGCAGAAGCATCACGCTGGCAAACTCAAAAGAAATTCGGGAGCAAATTCAATATTGGGAGCGCAGACTTATTGCGCTTTCAAACCAATCAGCCAGCCAAGCAACATTAGCGGATTTTTCAAATGACTAATTTAATCGATAAAGCCATAGAGGTTTTCTCACCGGAAACTGCTTTGCGTCGGGATACTGCTCGCAAAATATTGAAGGTGCAAAGAGCCTATGAAGCAGCGCAACCATCACGCCTGCGCAAAACCAAAACTGATTCTGGCAGTGGTGATGCAATTGTTGAACGAGCTGGCGAATCGCTGCGCCTGCAAGCAAGGCATTTAGATGAAAACCACGATTTAGGTCGTGGGGTTTTGAACTGCCTTGTGAATAATGTGGTTGGGCGTGGAATTACTGTTGAGCCCCAAGTTAAAAATCCTGATGGCACACTTAACAAAAAAGTTAATGACCGCCTGATTGAGCTTTGGGAAGAATGGATTCGTTTTCCAGAGGTAACTTGGGAGCATCACTGGAATCACATGTTGCGCTTGCTGGCTCGGTGCTGGTTTAGAGATGGCGAAGTGTTGGTGAAGCATATTCTTGGCACAAGCAGCAGCCTAGACCATGGAACATTAGTGCCATATTCGCTGGAATTGATTGAGGCTGATTATTTGCCGTTTGATCTGAACGATACAAAAAAGCGCATCATTCATGGGGTTGAGAAAAACACATGGCAACGCCCCAAGGCTTATTATTTATACAAAGACCATCCGGGAAATAACCGCACGCTGGTTTATCGTGGTGATACTGTTCGCTATACTGCCGATAGAATTATCCACCTTAAAATTGCTGATAGAATTGCACAAACTCGTGGTGTTTCAATTTTTGCAAGCGTGCTTACCCGCCTTGATGACATTAAGGATTATGAGCTTTCAGAAAGGCTGGCTGCAAAGATTGCAGCTTCAATTTGCGCTTATATCCGCAAATCAGTTGATGCACCACTTAATCAAGGCAGCACTGATGACGCTGGCAATCGCCTGATGAAAATGCAGCCCGGAATGATTTTTGATAATCTGCTTCCGGGTGAAGAAGTTGGAATGATTGATAGCAACCGCCCCAATTCAATGCTGGAGCAATTCAGAAATTCACAGCTTCGTGCAGTGGCAGCAGGAACAAGCACAAGTTTTTCAAGCATATCAAAAGATTATAACGGAACATATTCAGCACAACGGCAAGAGCTAGTGGAGCAATCAGTGCATTATGGCGTTTTGCGGGATTATTTCATTGAAAGATGCGTGCGCCCAATATGGGAAAAGTTCGTGGAGATGGCGGTTTTATCTGGGCAGTTGGAAGTTGGTGAAAAAGAAATCAACAAAATTTCACTAAACAAAGCCAGCTTCCAAGGACCAACAATGCCATGGATTGATCCGAAAAAAGAAGGCGAAGCAGAACAGCTTGCCGTTGGCGCAGGCTTCAAATCTCGTGCGCAAGTAATTCGTGAACGAGGTGGCAACCCGCAAGATGTGTTTGAGCAAATCAAGCAAGAGCGAGAGCAGGAAAAACAAGCTGGAATTAGCTTCAGCACGCATAATTCAACCAAGGAGAATAGCAATGACTCAAAAAGCTCAAAAGAAGAATCAGAATCAGGAGATGCTAACAAGAACAATTGACCTTTCCTCCAGCTCAATTGTGGACACTGAAAGCCGCCTTGTGCGGCTTTCTTTTTCCTCAGAAGAGCCAGTAACCCGCCAGAGTTTCTTCAGCGACCCATGGACAGAAGTTCTCGGGCATGATGCTGGCGAAGTTGACATGGAAAGGCTGAATAACAGCGCACCAGTGCTTTACAACCATGACCGCAACGAGCGAGAAAACCGAGTTGGCGTGGTTGAGCGAGCATGGCTGGAAGATGGCAGAGGATATGCCGAAATTCGCCTTAGTAAACGCCAAGATGTTGAAGGCATTTGGCAAGATGTGCGTGATGGCATTTTGCGCAATGTTTCGGTGGCTTATCGCATCAATGAGCGAAAGTTAATCGAAGAAAACAAAGATAAACCAGATGTCTATCGGGTGGTTAGTTGGACACCGATGGAAATCTCGCTGGTTGATATTCCTGCTGACCCCACCGTTGGGATTGGCAGGAGTGAAGAGCCTATCAATCTTAATTACAAACCCCAACCAAACCAAAAGGAGCAATCTATGACTAAAAAAACCGCAGAAATAATTGAAAGAGATGAGCCAGATATTGATAATATCCGCAAAGAGGCTCTCAGCGAAGGCGCAAAACTTGCGCTGGAGAAAGAGCAAAAAAGGCGTGAAGAAATTCGCGGTCTATTTGCAGGCCATGAGCATGACACTGTTCGTGATAAATGCTTGGATAATCCGCAAGTGGATATTAACGAAGCCCGCAAAATGCTGCTTGATGAAATTGGCAAGCGTGAAGCGCCAGTGGTAAATCAGCGCATTGAAGTTGGTGAAACTGATGCTGATAAATTCAGCCGTGCTGCCGAAGATGCAATTGCATTTCGTGCGGGCATTTCTGATAAAAACACCAAACCAACTGAGCTTTGTGGCTACACCTTGCTGGAAATGGCGAGGAAATCCCTTGAGCTTCGTGGGGTTAGAACTGCAAATATGGATAAGCGCGAGCTGGTGGCTCGTGCCTTCACCCATTCCAGCAGTGATTTTCCAAAACTATTGGAAAACAACGCACGCAAGGCAATGCTTAGAGGCTATGAGGAAGCGGAAGAAGTTTTCTCAATGTTCACTCGGGCTGGCAATCTTTCAGACTTCAAAACGCACAGCCGTGTTGGCATGGGTGTTTTTGATACTCTGGAAGAAATCAAGGAAGGTGGTGAATATAAGCATGGCACACTTGGTGAGCGCGCAGAAAGCATCAAGCTGGCAACTTACGGAAAGTTATTTTCCATAACACGCCAAGCCATCATCAATGATGACTTAAATGCGTTTACCGACATTCCTCGAAAAATGGGGCGTGCAGCTTCCAGAACAGTTGGTGATTTAGTGTTTAGCATTTTAACCAGCAATCCGAATATGGCTGATGGTGATCCGCTATTCCACGCTAACCACAAAAACTTGGCTGCAAGTGGTTCGGCAATCACTGCTGCAAGTGTTGGTGCTGGCAGAACGGCAATGCGCACGCAAAAAGATGGTGTGGCAACGCTGAATATCCGCCCAAGCTATTTGATTGTGCCAGCAGCGTTAGAAGATATTGCAACAGTGCTGATGACTTCTGAAACTGACCCATCACAAACCAATAGCAGAAAGCCAAACCCAGTGCGAAATGCTGCGGAGATTATTGTTGATGCAAGGCTAGATGCTGCATCAGCAACCGCTTGGTATTTATCCGCTGACCCGAATGTGTTTGATACGATTGAAGTTGGCTACTTGGACGGAGTTGCAGCTCCATTCCTTGACCAGCAAGATGGCTGGACGGTTGATGGCGTTGAATACAAAGTTCGTATTGATGCCGCAGCAGCTCCGCTTGAGTTCCGCACTCTATACAAAAATCCGGGTGCATAAACCTTTCAACAAAAACAATAATCTAACAAGGAGAAAACTATGGCTAAAAACTATGTTCAAGATGGCAAAACGCTCAACTATACGGCTGGTGCTGATATAGCCTCGGGCGATTTTGTGTTAATTGGCGCACTTGGTGCAGTTGCCAAAACTGATATTGCCAATGGTAAAACTGGCGCAGTGCATGTTTGCGGGGTGTTTAGCGTGCCAAAAGCAAGCGGTGCAATCACGCAAGGTGCAAAACTATATTGGAGTGCAGCCAATAGCAACCTAACCACAACCGCATCAGGAAATACATTTGTGGGCTTGGCTGCTGAAGCTGCTGCCAGTGGCGATGCAAGTGTAAAAATCTTGCTTAATGTTGGTTGAGTGTGGCTATGCCGTTTATTGATGACATGCATAGCCACCATCTATCTATTTTTGAAATGCTTGATGGGCGCGAGGTTATTTACACACCTGATGGTGGAAGCCCTCGCGCCTTATCGGCAATGCTTCAAGAATATTCAGAAATATATGGTGGTGAATCGGTGGATATTATCTCAAGCAAGCCAGTTTTATCGGCTCGCACCGCAGATATTCCAGAAATTCAAACTGGTGATGTTTTTGAAATAGATGGCGCAAGCTATGAGGTTCAAGCAATCCGCCCTGATAGTGAGGGCATAACCGAACTTACTTTAGAAAAACTATGACACACGCACGCACCCAAATCCGCAATGCTGTAACAGCAATCTTGCTTGGCAATACATCAGCGCAAAACAGAGTTTATGAATCAAGAATTTATCCGCTTGATAACGCAAAACTGCCTGCTTTGCTGGTTTATACCAAGCAAGAGAATGTTGCAGATTATTCAATATCTTATCCGCGCACGCAAAATCGGCAACTGCAACTGACCATTGAGGCTTATGTTAAAGCCAGCAAAAACAGCGATGAAGTTGCCGACCAGATAGCCTTGGAAGTTGAACAGCTTATTGCTGCCAACCCAAAGCTGGGCGGGCTTGCAAAAGATACGATACTTTCCACCACTGAAATTCAATTTTCAGATGATGGCGAAAAACCAATTGCTTACGCAATTATGAACTTCACTGTTTCTTATGCGGTGAAGGAAAACGCACCACAAACCACACTTTAAAATCAACCAAAAACTAGGAGAGCACTATGGCAACTCACGCTGGAAGCGAGGGAAAGGTCTTTATTGGCTCAAACCAAGTCGCAGAAGTAAAATCATGGTCGTTGGAAGTAACTTCCGACACTGTGGACGCATCAATCATCGGCACATCATGGCGCAAAAATCAGGCAACTATCAAAAGTTGGTCTGGCAGTTTTGATGCTTTTTGGGACGAAACCGACACAGATGGTCAAGGAGCATTAGTCGCAGGCTCAACTGTTACGCTGAATCTTTACCCTGAAGGCGATGACACAGGCGCAAAATATTGGAGTGGCGATGCAATCGTAACTTCAATTTCATATAGCGGTGCATTTGACGGCATTGTTGAGGCTAGTTTTAGCTTCACAGGCACAGGCGCACTTTCAAATCAAACAGTATCTTAAGGGGAAGCCATGAAAACAATTGATAGAATCACGCACCATTACGCACAGCAACAAAGGCTGATTATTCATGTTCCAGAATGGGGAGACGAAAACGGCAATCCGCTAGAAATTCATGTAATGCCAATGACCATGGCAGAAGTGAATATGATGCAAAAAATTGCCAGCAAAAAAGCCAGTAATGTTGAGCAAGCCGTTAATGTGATTGTGGTTAAAGCCAAGGACAAAGACGGAAACCGCATTTTTAGCATCAATGATCGAGATACCTTAATGCAAAATGCTGATTATGCAGTTGTGAGCAGAATTGCTGAAAAAATAGAAAGCCACTTTTTTGGCGATGTGGAAACCCACAAGGGAAACTCCGAAGAAACTCTGTCCGCTACCTCCAGCTAATGCTGGCTTACAGGCTTAATCGTTCTTTGGCTGAAATAGAACAGATGAAAACGACAGAGTTTATGGAATGGCTCGCCTTCTTTGAAATTCAAACAGAAAAAAGTAAACAAAATGCCCGTATTCGGTAATGCAGAATTTATAATCCGTGCCGTTAATAAAACGCAAGCAGCCTTCGCCCAAATTAATCAGGGCGTTGGCAATATGGAAAAGCGTTTTAATAACTTTGGGCGGGGTTTAAACCGCATTGGCGGGCTTATGGCAACCGCTTTTGTTGGCAAGCAAATAACTGACACAATCACCAAGTTTGAAAAGCTGGAAGCGTCCTTGCGCACTGTTACAGGTTCAGCAGATAATGCCGCAGTTGCGTTTGGGTTTATTCAAGAATTTGCAGCAACCACACCATTTCAGCTGGAGGAAGTAACCGATGCTTTTATCAAATTAAAAGCTCTTGGCTTAACCCCTTCAGAAGAGGCTCTTAATTCCTACGGCAACACTGCAACGGCAATGGGCAAAAGCCTTAATCAGATGATTGAAGCGGTTGCCGATGCAACAACTGGTGAATTTGAACGCCTCAAGGAGTTTGGGATAAAATCCAAAACGCAAGGCGACCAAGTTACCTTCACCTTTCAGGGGATTAGCACCACAGTTGGCAAAAATGCTGATGAAATTGAGCAATATCTCCGAAATATTGGCGATGTACAATTTGCTGGCGCAATGCAGGAGCAAGCTGGCACACTCAATGTTGCGCTTTCTAATATGGGTGATGCCTTCTCAAAGCTGGTGAAAGCCATTGGCGATGCTGGGCTTACAGATATTTTGATGGCAATTGCAAATAGCGTGAAATGGCTGGCAGATAAAATCACAGAATATATCCCGCTATTTGGCTTGGGATTTAAGAAGATAGTCGCTGAGATAATCAAGTTCGGCAATTATGTGATAGAAATCTTCACTGGTATTGGTGATGCCTTCACCGCCTTTTTTGAGAATATTGGCGATAAGTTTGAAGCATTCGGCAAGGATATGGCAAATTTTATTGCTAATCCGCTTGAGGGTGTATCATTTGAAAACACCTCAAAGGCGTTGGAAAATGGCTTGGTGGATTCAATGGATAAAGCCTTCAATGCTGCCATTGCTAGAGCAAAACAATTTAATTCGGATCTGGATGATGAGCTTTATTCTTCAGCGCAGAAAATAATTGATAAAACATCAAAGAAAACAAAATCACTCGGTGATTTATTTGAGAAAAAGACCGCTGAAAAACCCGCGAAAGATTCGCCTGCAAGCAAAGCCAGCAAGAAAGTTGCAACCGAAGCAAAAACGGCAAGCGATGTTGTAAAAGATGAATTCACAGGGCTTGGTGAAACTATTGAAAGCACAATGGCAAACTCGCTAAATGCTATTGATGGCAACTTCAAGAGTTTTGGCGATATTGCAAAGGGTTTTCTGTCTGATTTGAATAAATCATTGCTGCAATTTGCTTTGAAAGACCTTGGCATTACTGGCGAAGGTGGAATTATCAGCAGTTTATTCAGTGGCATTGGTGGGCTTTTTGGTGGTGGTGGCAAATCCTCTGCTGGTGGCATTGGCGGATTATTCTCTGGCATCACCAGCATGTTTGGTGGTGGAAAAACTGGGGGAGCAAGTGGCGGTGGCTTTGGCAGTGTGCTTTCAAGTGCTGCCAGCCTATTTGGTGGATTTTTTGCTGATGGTGGAAAACTCGCACCCGGAAAATGGGGCATTGCAGGCGAGAATGGACCAGAGCCGATTTTTGCTGGCAACGCTCCGCTGAATATTCTGCCCAACCAATCACTGGCTGGCGGTGGGTCGCCTGTGATGGTTACAATGAATATTCAAACGCCAGATGTGAGAAGTTTTCGGCAAAGCCAAAATCAAATTGCCGCTGACATGGCTAGAACAATCGAACGAGCAAGGAGGAATTTATGAGTTAGCAAATCCGATTAGTGGTTGGTAGTTGCCAGCATCGGCTTCACGAAGGGCTGAGATATAGCGTTTTCTGATTTCATCAGGCTTGGTTAAATCAGAATTTCCGCCCCATGATAATTTTGAGGCGTTATATTTTGCAATGACAATATCAGCGCAAAGCCTTGCATGCCTGCCGTTTCCGTTTGGAAAAAGATGGATTTTAACAAGGCGGTGGTGGAACATAACTGCTATATCTTCAATCGAAAAACTTTTGTTTTCTAACCAGAATTTTGCGTCATCAAGGAGGAGTCTTAACTCGGTTGGAATTTGGAAATACTCAACGCCAATATTTTTGTTGGTTTTGCGGAATTTTCCTGCCCATTTCCAAACATGTCCATACATGCGCTTGTGAAGATTAAGCAGGAATTTTTCATCAAAAACATCTACTTTGTTAAGCGTGGATTTTTGCATAACCCAAGCGCGAGCTTCAAGAATATTTTCTTGCTCGAAATTGTCTAAATCTTCACGAGTTAGAATTGTCGGGATTAAATCTCGCTTTTCTTCCTCGTCAAGTGGCGTTTGCCCTGCAATGTATATGTAATTTATCATTTGTCCCAAAGTTTAGAGTTGAGGTTTTGCGTAAGCTCATTTGCGACTTCTTTGGTTTTTTGCTTAACATTGCCAACTCCTTGACCTTCAAGTTTCATTGAATGGTCAACTGTATGCACAATTTCATAGGCTTTTTTGAAAGCTTGTTTTTTAACAATATCCTCAAGCCTGCCTTCATTTGGCACAAGAGCATAAACCAAGCGGCAATCAAGAGCTTCAGCAGCTTTGCGGAGTGATTTCAAGGTGATTGAATCATCAGCTTCGTTCTTTTCAAGGCGTGCAACTGATTGTTTTGCAACGCCCATTCTGCCAGCCAATTGCTGAACGCTCATGCCAATAGTTGAGCGAATAGCACGAATCCAGCCCTCAGAGGGGGCTTCAGGCATGTTTATTTGCGCCAGATGCTTATCTAGCGTTTGTAACTGCATTTGTTTAAATTTACTCATATTGTCAGCCTCTATTATGACTATTTAATGTAATATAGCATAATATATTATGACAGTAAAGCTAAAAAAGGCATAACATACTATGACATCATTTGAAGAAATACAATTCCCGAGCGATATTAGCTATGGGGCGGTTGGCGGACCAGTTTATTCCACTGATATTGTTACAACATTTTCAGGGCATGAGCAGCGCAACAGTAACTGGCAGAACGCTAGAGCTAAATATAATGTAGCATCTGGGGTTAAAACTGAAAGCCAGTGGCAGGCTTTGATTGCCTTTTTCCGTGCAAGGCGTGGCAAAGCGGTTGGTTTTCGTTTCAAAGATTGGGGAGATTATAAGGCGATAAATCAGCAAATTGGGGTTGGTAATGGCTCAAATAAAATCTTCCAGCTTAGCAAAATCTATTCAAGCGGAAGTGCTGCGGTGGCTCGGGATATTAAAAAGCCAGTTTCTGGAACAGTTAAAATCTATGTGAACTCAGTTTTGCAAGCCTCACCAGCCATCAACCACGCAACTGGGGTGGTAACTTTGGCAACTGCGCCTACAAATGGCGCAATTGTAACCGCTGATTTTGAATTTGATGTTCCGGTGCGCTTTGACACAGACGAGCTTTCACTTTCGCTTGATAGTTATGATGCCGCAAATTGGAGCAGCATTCCACTGATTGAGGTGCGCGTATGAAAATTAGTAATTGTAATAAATTGGTAATAATTTTATGCTAGATTAGTCTGCAGAAACAATAACTAAAAGGAGAATAAAAATGCAACTAGCTGAAATACCACAAATATTAGAACTATTAGAGCAAAAACAGGTTATCACGCCAGAGCAGAAAACGGATGTATTAAAAGAGTTAGATAAAGCTAAAAAAGAACGCACGAAAGCTTTTGCTGGCGAAATTGGTATAAGGTTAGGTTTCTATGACAAGCCTACATTAGACAAACACCTGATTGAACAAACTACACTTAAAGCAGAAGCAGCTGTGGCTGATATTCAAGAAATTGGACAAAGCGGAAAACAATCGGTTCCAACTTGGTTGAAAGCTAACTGGGGTAACAACGGAGTAAATCCAGCACCAGAAGAGCCAACAATAGCAGATGGCGTTTCAGCGGCAGCAAATGTTGGGCAAAATATTGTCATGATTGTAAATGACAAACCAGAGGTTGCGTCATCGCTAACTTCTGAAGTTTCTGCAGTTTCTGCAGTTTCTGCATTGGCAAACTTGGCTAGAGGTATTGCAGATGGTTCTTCTAATAGGGTGCCTTTGGCAACAAAATCTCATGAATGGATTGAGACAGCAAAAGATGGTTTAAGACAGGTAATTGAAAAAACTGGCTACAAGCCAACTGATCGGAATGGCACAGAAATTAATTTGGAAGATTTTATTTCCGAGAGATTCAAAGAAGTGGAAAAAGGTGTCGAGCTATCTTTAGGTAAAGATCGTGGCGGCCAAGGAACTGATACAGCTCCAACACGCTAAAGAATAGTTTTTAAACATAAAAAAACAAAAAGGGAGCATCAGCTCCCTTTTTTATTGGTAAAGTATGAAAATAATCTCCCCACAATTAGAATCACATTTTGCAGGCGGTTTAACCACGCTGGCAACTTGCTGGAAGATAACCCGAGAAGATGGTTTCGTGCTGGGCTTTACGGATCACGACAAGGCAATCACTTTTGAAAGTTTGGAATATGACTCAATTGCTGGCTTCACGCCTTCAACGGTGGAAAGCAAAAGCAATATGAGCGTGGATAATCTGGAAATTGAAGGGCAAACTTTCCCTTCCAAAATCACTGAGGCCGACTTGCTGGCTGGGCTTTACAACTTCGCTGAAATTGAAATATTTCTGGTGAATTATGAGGATTTAAGCCAAGGCAAGCTGGTGGTGAAGCGTGGCAGGCTTGGCGAGGTTACGCTCAATAAGCAGATGTTTCGGGCGGAAGTGCGGGGGCTTACTCAGCATTTATCACAAACCATTGGTGAAGTTTTTTCGCCTTCATGCAGGGCAATTTTGGGCGATAGCAGATGCAAAGTTAATATTGCAGCCTTCACTGTTAATGCAGTGGTAACTGCGGCAATCAGCAAATCTAGCTTTATGGCTTCTGGCTTAACTCAGGCTAATGGCTGGTTTGCAGGTGGTGAGGTTATCTGGACTTCAGGCAATAATGACAACGCCAGAATGGAAGTGAAGGAGTTTTCGGCTGGCAAGGTTACGCTGGTTTTGCCGATGGGAAAGTCAATCCAAGTTGGTGATGGTTTTAGCATCATTGCTGGTTGCGACAAAACCAACCAAGCCTGCATCAGCAAATTCAACAATATAATCAATTTCAGAGGTGAACCAGATATTCCGGGAGTTGATAAACTTCTCACCACCGCTGGAACAATGGAAAAAACAAACAGAAATGACTAAAATTTCAAAACAACAAATAGTTGCACAGGCACGCACATGGCTTGGCACAAAATATCACCATCAAGGCAGGCTCAAAAAATCAGAGCGTGGGCTTGGCGGGGTTGATTGTATCGGGCTGATTATTGGCGTGATTGATGAACTTGGCATTCAAGATGGGGCTGGCAACAGCCTCACCAAAGCTGATGAAACAAATTATTCAATGTATCCAGAACAAGGAAGGCTGGTTGCAAGCATCAAGCAACATTTGCGTGAAGTGCCGAAGGATAAAATGCGCATTGGTGATGTGCTTTTATTCAAAACCTTCAAAGACCCGCAGCATGTTGGGTTTTTGAGTGATTATCCAAGCGGTGGTTTTGGGATTATCCACTGCAATTCCAGTGCTGGCAAGGTGGTGGAGCAACCAATTTCAGAAGCATGGGCAAAAATGATAACCCATGTTTATCGCTTTAAGGCGAAGCAGTTAAACTCAATAAAATAAAGAATTAATCATGGCAGATATTGTACTCCCAGTTGTTGGTGCGGGTGTTGGCTTTGTGCTGGGCGGACCACAAGGCGCAATTCTTGGCGCAAATATTGGCAGCATGGCTGCTGGTGCGTTTTTTCCAAAAAGCCATCGTGTGCAACTGCCAACTCAGGAAGGACCACGCCTTGCTGATTTGCGTGCGCAAATTTCCACCTACGGAAATATAATCCCGAGGGTTTACGGCACAATGCGTATGGGTGGCAATGTTATCTGGTCAACTGACATTAAGGAGGTGAAAACCGAAAAAACCAGCTCGCAAACTTCAAGCGGTGGTGGCAAAGGCGGTGGCGGTGGAAAAACCACAACATCACAAACCACCATTTCTTATGAATATTATGTATCGCTGGCAATTGCCATTTGCGAAGGTGAAGTTGATGAAATTATTCGTGTTTGGGCAGATAGCAAAGTTTTAACGGAAGATGTTCTATCCAGCGCAAAAGGCAAATATAATGTGCATTTTGGTGGCGAAGACCAACTGCCCGATGATATAATCGCCAAATATAAAGCCGCTGGAACATTCCCTGCCTATCGTGGCATGGCTTATGTAGTGATTGAAGATTTTCCGCTGGCAGAATATGGCAACCGCATTCCGAATTTTACCTTTGAAGTGCGCAGAACATTAAAATTCACCCCAAGCGTTGAAGAAAAAATCAAAGACATTGTGATTATTCCTGGTGCGGGTGAAATGGTTTATGGCACTAGCGTTCAAACCAAGCAAGATGGCTATTTTGCAGCAGGAAGTGGCAAGTTCACACCTTCAGCCGACAAAAAATATATCAATATGCATAATTATGATGGCAAAGCCGATGTGCTGGTTGCGCTTGATAAATTGCAGAATAACTTGCCAAACCTCGAGTGGGTGGCGGTGGTGGTTACATGGTTTGCAACTTCCACTGATGCTGGCATTTGTGAAATTGTGCCAAAGGTGGAGTTTCAAGGCACAACGCAAGTGTTGCCACAAGATTGGAGCGTGGCAGGAATAAGCAGAGCTGCTGCGCAAAAGGTTTTGTTTTTTGATGCTGAAACGCCAACTTATGGTGGCACGCCTTCAGATCACACTGTTGTGCAAATTTGTGAGGAGTTAAAAAATCGTGGGCTGAATGTGATGCTTTACCCGATGATTTTCGTTGACCAGATAACACCAGAGCCAAAACCATGGCGAGGCAGAATTGCGCCTGCAAGCCTTGCTGATGCAAATAGCTGGTTCACAAAGGTGAAAGGCTATAACGCCTTCATCACCCATTATGCAAATTTGGTTGATGGCATTGTTGATGCGTTTGTGCTTGGCTCAGAGCTTGTGGGCATGACCAGCTACAGCAACGCAACTGGCAATTATCCAGCAGTTACGCAGCTTGTTTCGCTTGCGGCAACCGTAAAAGGCATAATGGGTGCTGGCACAAAGCTCACCTATGCAGCCGATTGGAGCGAATATCATTCAACTGGTGGCTGGTTTAATCTTGATCCGCTATGGGCAAGTGCAAATATAGATTTTGTGGGGATTGATAGCTATTTCCCGATAACGCCAGATTTGCCACAAAACCAAATAACCGAAGATGTAATCAAGGAATATTGGGAGAAAGGCGAAGGCTGGGATTATTATTTTGCTGATTCTGTCAACCGCACTGGGCAAACCAGCTATGGTGGCAACGCTGCTTATGCTTGGAAAAATTTGGAATATTGGTGGAAGAATACCCACACCAACCCAAATTCAGCAACCACCGCATGGACAGCAAAGATGAAGCCAGTTTGGTTTACTGAATTTGGCTTTCCATCAGTTGATGGTGCAGCAAATCAGCCAAATGTGTTTTATGACCCAAGCAGCAGTGAGAGTTTCTACCCACGAGCCAGCCGAGGCAGAATAGATTTTCAAGCACAGCGTGAAGCAATCAATGCAACGCTGGATTATCTGCAAGAGCGCAGCGAAGAAGCTGGAAACGCTAACCTTGTGCCGCGCAGATTTTTATGGACATGGGACGCACGCCCATTTTCATTTTGGCCTGACTTAGCTGGAGTTTGGCAAGATAGTATTTTGTGGGCAAGCGGGCATTGGGTGCAAGGCAAACTTGGCAATTCAACACTTGGTGCAGTGGTTGCGGAGCTGTTTCAAGAATGTGGGCTTGCTCCAAATTATTTTGATGTAACCCGCCTTACTGAAACTATTGAAGGTTACATAATTGACCAGCCAATAACCATTCGTAATGCGCTAGAGCAACTGGCTGCCGCCTTCTTTTTTGATGTGGTGGAAAGTGATGGAATTTTGAAATGCGTGCCTCGTGGCAATGAGTCGCTTTTTACAATCTTGCAAGATGATTTAGTGCCGAGCAATAAGGATAATGTGAAAGACATTCTGCAAATCACTTATGCGCAGGAGCTTGAGCTGCCTCAGCGGGTGAATGTAACTTATCTGGATAGACCATTTAACTATGACCCAGTAACACAAATTGCACAGAGGCAGGTTGTAAAATCTATTGAGCAAGTGGTTATGAGCTTGCCAATTGTGATGGGCGCAACCAGAGCCAAGCAAATTGCCGATATTACGCTTTACAGCACTTGGAAGGAACGAGTTGGCTTCAGCTTAACCCTGCCGCCAAAATATGTTCGGCTTGAACCAACTGATGTGATTAAAATTGATGTTTCGGGCGTGGTGCATGAAATGCGGATTGTAAAAACTGATATGGAGCGCAACGGCTTAATGAAAGTTGAAGCGGTTGCTGAAGATATTAGCTCCTATGATTTTTATGC